CGCGGCCTTGCCGCCATCGATCGAAGCTGCGAGCGCCGTCTTGCCCAGCATGTTCAACACGTCATTGACGCCGCCCAGCGCCGTGCCCACTCGCTCGATCGTTTGGGCCGTGGTCTCCCCGTACTTCGCCAGCGGTGCAACCGCGTCGGCATAGCCCTGCACCAACGCATCGCCGTAGCCAGACAGGGCATCGGTGATCGCCTTGAGGTTGGCCGCCTTGTCGTCGGTGAGCGCGACCTTGATGTCAGTGGACACACTGGCCAGTTGCTCGGCAGGGAGGCCCAGGGCCTTGCCGTAGCTCTTGGCCTGGCTGTAGACCGAATCGGCGGCATCGTTGAAGAATCGGCCAATCGCCTCATCCATCGCGGCCGTCTGCGTGTAGTGCTTGTCGCTGCGGAAGAGCCCGCCCTTCTCGGTGATGTCGGCATAGTTCTGGCCGGTGAACCCGCCGTTGCCGAAGGTGCCGCTTATGCCGCTTTGATCGACGCGTGGAGCCGCGTGGCCGAACATGTGATTCAAGCGCACCGATCCGCCCAGGATTTCCGACCACTTGTCGGACAGGCCCAGCTTCTTGAGTACGCTGGTTTGCATGGCCTCGGGGGTCATCTCATACCAGCCCTTGCCCTGAATCTGATCGCTGCCGGTGAAGCCCTTGTTGTAGAGGCTGCTGGCGTACTTTGCGGCGGCGTAGATCATCGCGGCATAGCCCGCATATGCGCCCCAAGTTCCCATGGCGGAGCTGCCGGCCTGGCTGGTCATGCCGGCTTCTTGCGCCGCGAGCATTGACGACTGCTGCGTTGCGAACCCGGTGCCGTAGGCCTGGCCGCTGTACACCGCGCCGTAGTTGGCAGCCGAGGCCGCTTGCCCGTACAGGCTCGACGCGTTGGATGCTGCGCTCAGCGCACTGGCGCCGGTTGACGCGTTCGAGGTGCCCGTGATGGCATTGGTCACCGCGCTGGTGACTGGCCCGGTAACGGCCTGCACAACGGGGCGAATGATCTGCGACTCGATCAACCGTTTGGCGCTTGCCCAGTTTCCGGTGAGCGCGTCATAGAGCGCGCTGCCCACTTGGTCGAAGGTGCGTTCCCACACAGCCTGCGCTTCCTTGGCGGCCGTGTCGTTGGCTTCTCGGGCCGCCTTGCTGCCAACCATTTCGATCAAGCGTTCGCGCACTGCGATTTCGGCTTTGATCGCGTTGATCTGGGTCGTGTTGCCGCTGCTGTTCGCCGCGTCCAGTTGTTCGTGCGCTCGCGCCAGGCCGACACGCTCCACCGCTTCGGCGAGTGAAATGTTCGCGGACTTGGACAGCGCGAGCGCAGTGGCTTCGTCTTCGAGTGAGCGGGTGCGCCTGATGGCCGCAGCGAGCGACTGCTGCGCGGCCTCGCCGATCTTCGTTGCGGCGTCAAGGATGGCCGCGCCTTCTTCGAGATAGGCTTTTGTCGCTGCCTCGGCGGCTTTCTCGGCAGACTCTGCGGCCTTCTTCATCGCCGGCTGCTGGGTCAGTAGCACGGCCTGCGCCTTGGTCAGTTTCTCCAGCGAGATCGCGCCGCCCTTGTACGCCACGCCAAGCGATTTCCACTTCTCGGTGAAGTCGCCGTTCAGGCCGCCCGATTGGTCGAGCATGTCTGCGGCCAGCTTCTTGCCGTCCTCGATCAGCTTCTTGTGCGCCTCGGCCGCCTTCTTGGCCGCCGACTGCATGTCGTCGTAGTTCTTGGCGAACTTCTTGACCCCTTCGGCGCTGGCCTCCTGGGTCGCAGCGGCTTCGCGCTCGGCCAGGATTTGCAAGCGCAAATCTTCCAAGCGCTGCTTGATCGCCGCACGGCGCGCCTCGGCCTGCAGGTTGTTGCCGCCGTTGCGCGGGGCCTGCATGGCGTCGAGCTGACGCTGTGCCTCGGCGAATTGCTCTTCGAGTGTCTTCTGCCGCCCAACGCCCAGCATCGCATCCCAGGCTTCTTTGGCGGTGTCAGCGATGCCGCGCCACACGCGCTGCACTGCGCCAAGTCGCACCTCCAGCGCCTTGGATCGCTCGGTCACCGCGTTGGCATAGGCGGTCTGCGCCACGGCTGCGGCCTCGGCCATCTTCCCCTGCTCTTCCAGCGCCTTGATCTGCTTGAAGGTGGAGATGGTCAGGAAGTTGGTCGCCTCATTGATCTTCAGCACCGCGTCGGCCGGGCTCTTGCCCAAGTCGTTGAACTGCTTGATCAGGGCATCGGCCGCAGGGCCGCCGGCGCGCTCCATGCGGATGACGGCCTCGGTGATCTTGTCGATCTGCGGGGCAGCCACAACACCGGACGAGACCAGTTGCTCGATCACCTCGGCGGCCTTGCCCTGCGTGCCCGCGATGCGTGCCATCGCCTTGGCCGATTCGTTGAGCATGCCGACCGTTTCGCCGGCCGCGTTGCCCGACAGGATCAGCGACTTGGCGTAGGCCTCGACCTCGTCGTGCCCCTGGGTGTAGGCAAGGGTCAGGGCCGCGACGCCAGCGGCCGCAGCGCCCAAGCCGACCACCAGCGGCGTGAACAGCGAGCCCACAGCGGCCAGGGCCGGTCGGAAGCCGCCGAACACGGCCGACAACTGCGAGCCCTGCTGAATCAACGCTGTCATCGGCGAGCCGCCGGCCTGAATCTGCACAAACAGATCCTGCAACTGTGCGCTCAGTTGCGCCGTTTGGTTCCCGGTCAGCTTCGTCTGCGCGGCCACGCCGGCGTGCGCCGCTTCCAGCGCCTTCAGCCCCGATGCCTTGTCCTTCAGCGACACCAGCGCAGCGGCTTGATCGGCCATGGCGCGGGCAGATGCCTGAGAGAGTCGGGTGATGTCGTCTTGACTGGCGCGGCCTTCCTTCACCGCCGCGTTGTAGGCGGCCTGCGCGGCCGCCGAGCGTCCGATTGCCTGATCTACCTTGGCCTGCGCGACCGCAACTGATGCGGTGGCCTTCTCCAACTTCAGCGCAGCGTCGGCGCTGACTGCGAAGGATTTGCCGATGCCATCCAGCCCGTCCACGACGGCCTTGTCACCATCGAGCCGCAGCTTAAATCCGACCTGGGTATCGATGCCGCTCATGGTGTCAGGTCAGCCCTTGGGCGTGCGTTGTTCGTTCTCGGCCCGCACCTCGGCTGCAGCATCGAGCCATGCGCGTTCCATGGTGCAGATCTCGTCGAGCGTTCGCTCACGAAGCCTGCGGCGGATCCGGCGGAATGCCGGCGAAGCACGCACGCCGGCGTAATCAAGGCCCGTGGGGCCGGCAAAGCCGATCCGCCACTGCGTCTGCACCTGTTGGAACAGGTCGAAGGCCGGCACGTTGTCCGGCAGCAGATGGAACTCGGGGGCAACTGGAATGCTGCCTTCAAGCACCAGGCCGAAGGCTGCGAGAGCTGCATCAACGTGCGACGACTCGCCGCCATCTTCATCCCCCGCAGTGAGTTCGCCGCGCGCCATCAGACGCGCGGCTTCCCTCAGTTTTTTTCCTTCCCCTTGGCGCCGCACGCTTCGAGGTAGGCTGCGAATGCAAGGCCGACGATGCCGACCACGTTGAACGCCGCAGCCAGGTTCTCGGGCGAGAAAGGCACTGGCGCACCATCGTCCTGGGTGACGTGGTTCCAGCCCTTGACCACGCGATTCATGACCTCGCCCACCGTGCCATTGGTGGCCGCCTGGTGCAGCTCGTCTGCAGGCAAGCGGTCGCAGACCAGCTCGAAGCTGAAGGGCTGGAACACGCCAGCAGCATTGGCGATGGCGCCCTTGACGGGCACGGTGACGGTGTCGGAAACGGTGAGCTTGAATGCCATGGGGAGCGGGTCTCGGTGGATGTCAGAAGCTGGTGATGACGCGAATTTCGTCGTTGCCCACCAGCGGCGTGCAGCGCATGTCGAAGCTGACCAGGCGCTTGCCGTTGACGTCGGTCTTCTGGGGGTTGATGAGCTGCACGGCCGGCAGCCACACCATCGCCTTGGTGACATTCGCCACCGTCCCGTGGCTCAGTCCAACGGTCTGCAGGGTTCCAAGCTCCACCGCCTGCATCAATGAGACTTCCTGCGCGGCGGTGAGATCGAGCGTGACTTTGCCCGTCACAGAGCGCTGCGTCAGGTCGACAGTCTCGCCGCCCAGCAGCGGCGTGAAGTTGATGCTGTTGCCCAGGTCAAGCTCCAAACCCTGCGACGGGTAGGCGGTGCCGCCGGTGATGGCCGGCGCGGTGGTGGTGACGTGTGTG